CTCTCATATAGAGTCCTAACTCTTTACCATGAGCGCTACGAAGACGTGACCTCATATAATCCCAAGCGTAAGGTGTAGGCCATTGAGTAAGTTCGTCAAATCCAATCCAGTTAAAAGCCTGTCCTTGGTAACGTGTGACATCGGTATCTTTATCCAGATACGACATCCAAAGTCTTCCACCTTTAGGTGATACCCATTGTGATTTACGTTCTGACCATTTGATTCCTGGTACGGCACGTGGGTATAACTCCTGTGACTTTTGTATAAGTTCCCTTAGTTCCTCTGTTGTGTGTCGTACAAGGAGTCCAGAAAAGTTAGGATCGTTCAGGCCGTGTAATGGGTCTGCCAACATAGCGTATGATTTACCACCACCTGCTGCCCCACCATACAGAACTTCTCTTTCAGAAGAACTTAAGAAGGTAGTTTGTGGACCATCATTAGGTTTAAATACAACCTTCTGTGCTTCTTCAATGTCATAGTCAGGGGCTACTACCTGCGCTGGGATAGTTTCAGGCTGGGGGGCTTCTATCTCCGCTGGCTTCTGAGTATGCTCCGACTCCTTGTGTTTCGAGTTTCTCGATTTCCTGTAACGTTTCTTCGAGCCACTTGGCAAGCTTGCGTTTAATTGAAGACGCTTTTCTACGTTTTTGCTCAACTTCTATTCTCTTCTTTAGGCCCATGTGTGATATGTATCGGCCTGTTTCTTTACTTAGCCATTGTGCTACTGCTCTGTAGCTGTATTGTCTAAGGTGTCGTTTTGCACGTTCTAACGCCTCTAACTCATGTTCTACAGGAACGAGAAGCTTATCATTATCTTTATGCACTTCATAGCCAAAAGGAACTTTTTTAGTTGTCCTGACTATGACGTGCCAATCTTTATCATGTCCTTTGGGTGGCTTTGGTAGTTGCCAGAAACCCAAATCTCTTTGAGGTATTATTCGTTTGTACCTTCTTTAGGTGGTAAATAGAAAATGCCACCTCCACTGGTGACATCAACTTTATCAACTTTACCAAGACCTGCTCTATCAAGCACGTCCTTGGCAGCTATCATTTTTTCTTTGATACCCAATTCAGTGGGGTCTTGCAAAGCGCCCATAAGTGCGAAAGCAGCTTTCGGGGCAGTGCGAGCAAAGTAAGTCCTAGTTTTTTCAGCGATTTCATCTTTCAAAGCCTCCACTATTGCTGTTGTGCTGGAGTTGTCACCATAGCCAGCTAACTTCTTAGCAGCTACAACATCACCTCCAGCATCATCAAATAATACATCCAAGAACCTTTGTTGTCTTTCAGTTAATGTCCTTGCCATAAATTGCGTTCCTTATTTCTGATCTACCTATTCCTAGATCATTTAGTTCTCTATCAGACAGCATATGTAGCATTCTAAAGTCTGCACGTTTTTGTTGTCTGATTACGTGGTTAGCCCACATCTTTTTTAAAAAATGTTTCATGTACTTTCTCCTTGTTTGTACAAGGATAGTTATACACAAATGTTAGCGCTATAGTACTGCTAATTTGGAATAGCCGCTATCGTCTTGGGTTATACGTTAGCTTACCTGAACAAGATAAACTAATAGTACCTCCATCACGATATCCAACTATTTTATCACCGCCATGTAAATATACTCTATTAGAGTTAACTAATTGTTCATTACTATTAGCAGTTACAGTATTTTCTATAGATAAGTTTTTATATTCAGCAGCAGCAGAATCATAAATTTGTACAGATACTTTTTGGTCACTTGTTCCATAATTGTTAATTAACAAATGCTCTACTTCAAAGTCGTAGTTACTAGGTACAGTGTATAATACTGTAGCACTAGCACCACTAGAAGAAGCAGATAAAACAAGAGAAGAAAAAGTAGTTGTGTAATCCATTACTTCTTAATTGCTTTCTTTATCTTTTTAGTAATTGATTTCTCATCAAACTTTCTGCATATCTCAGAAATGTTAGGGTCTTTACATTGTACATTTCCATAAGCGTCTTCTGCAGCAGCTTGATTACCAAACTGATCACGCACAGAACCATCATCATCTACAATATAATTAAATGCTTCAAGTGCTTTTTTATATTTCTGATAATACTTTGCCATATTACTTCTTCATTTTTTTCATAGGTCTAGCTGGAGGATTAGAAGCACCACAAGCTACACCACCATGAGCCATACCCATTCTTTTCTTAGCCATACCACCGTATGCCATACCCATTTTCTTTTTAGCCATACCACCGTAGTTGTAGCCCATCTTCTTTGCTACTTCTGGTGCAGCTTTCTTTAATGCTTTCATTCCTTCGTTCATTTGTTTTCCCATGACACCACCTTTATTCATTTTAGATTTATGATAACCAGTACCCCCACAATGAGCGCACCCTTTGCCTTTACACTTTGGACATATAGTCTTCTTCACGTCCTCTTCCTTCCTGATGCTGTGACTGACCATTTGACTTTTTTAGGTCCAGTCTTTTTTCTTGCTTCCGCTTTACTAATTCTACTAGCTACCTTTGCAGGTCTACATGCAGGGTATGGTCTGCCCTTGTCTTTCTTACCAGAGCGTCCACACTTCTTGCCTGTCTTTACGTCACGCCAATCTTCTTTGAACCACTTAGTGAGTCCACCTTCAGCGTAACCTCTACGACTTTCTAGTACGTGTCTTGGTTTTTGCAACTGTGCCTCCCTTGCTGTAAGTACCTCCACGTGCTTTATACGTCTTAACTAACCAAGCACTTCCATATGCGCTGGGCCATGTCTTAAATTTATTCTTAGCTTCTGATTTTACTTTAGAGTATAGAGCTTTGTTTTTAGGTGTAGCCATTTGGTGTTCCTACAAAATTAACATTTAAAACTATTCTAGTATATATATTTTTAGGGTATGTACCACAATGTAATCTATTACCTTCAAAAAATACTGCAGTGTTTTCTTTGCATGGTACAGTATGTTGTACACTAAGTCTAGATAAATTTTTAATTTGTTCATGTATGTCAGACTCAAGGTTTACTTTTTCTTTATACAAGTAAGTCTGACCTACCCCCGGTTTTTCTGTAGAAAAGTAAAAGATACCAACATGATGATCTTTGTTTGAGTCTACGTGCGGAGTACCAGATTGTTCTGAATTTATTGGTGTTAATAAGTTTGCTTTTATTCTTAATAAATATTTTAGATTGTAATATTTTTGTATCTTATCTGCAAGTATTCTATTTAACCAATACGTATTTACTTTTGGATTAGTAGCAATCTTTATATCTTTTGAAAAACCTGGAGGTGAAGCTAAAGGATATTCTGTCTGTGGTACAAACCTCCACTCAAGGTCTTCTATATAATTCTTTACTAAAGCGTATTCATCTTTTGTGAATACATTATTATCTGTTATCATGCTTTGGTGTTCCAGCAAAGTTAACGTTGATGCAAAGTCTTTTAAGAATATTTACAGGATATGAACCTGAGTGATAAGTTAAGCCATCAAAATAAACAACACTGTTTTCTATACATGGTATCTTTTCTGCGACTGTAAGCCTTTCTCCATTTGGATATTTTACCATTAACTGTTCTAGGCCGTTATCATACTTAGAACTGTCGTATTTTTCTTCATATAAGTATGTTTCACCAACGCCCTCCTTTTCTGTAGAAAAGTAAAACAATGCTACCGTGTGAGGTGTTTCATTGTCTATATGAGGTGCTAATATTAACTGTTTACCTATAGGAGTAAGTAAGTTAGCGTTTATTCTATATATCTCATCTATGTCAAAATGTTTTGATATTTTTAAATAGATAAGTTTACATAACCAAGTATTAATTGAATCCCAACTCTTATCATCTCCCTGAGTAAAAATTGGTGCTATAAATCCAGAACCTCTTTCTCCATAGGTAACAACCTCTGGCATAAAAGTATAACCTAGTTCTTGTAAAAAATCCTTAACTAATAGTAACTCACTCTGTGAGAATACATCACGTTCTACGAGATTTTGTTCCACTACACTTCCACTTCTTTCGAGACAATCTCAACGGACTGTTTGGGTTTGCCGCTGCCTTTGGGTGTTTTTTCATTTGCCCTGCACTTCTTGCACAGTAGCTGTCTCCTTTAGAAGTTCCTGGTCTAATACGTTTGCCACCGTCTTTAGCTTTACCTGACTGACCATAGCTTACTTTAATTGTACGCCCTGTCTTAGGGTTCTTTACTTTCTTGGCAAACATCTTGCCTTTTGCTGGTTTAGACATCTATTATCCTATCGTTCTCATGATTTGAAAATGGACCCTGCTCATCAACAAAGTGTATAAATATTTGATGTTGCTGTTCACCTTTATATTCATCTCTCCAATGAAAGTATCTAGTACCATTGTATAGCAAAGCATCACCATCTTCAAGTACAAACTTAGTTGCATCAGTTTTGTCTTCATTGAGTGATGCGTATATAGGCCACGACTCACCTCTTGATGTGACCTGCAATGTTAAACTTATTTCACATGACTCTCTGTCTATGTGTATTGGAAGACTTTCACCACGTGTATATAATCGTGAATACGTATATGTAGGTAGCAAAGTTCTACCAGAAACTATTTGAACAAAATCTTTTACTTTATCTAATAGTTGCTGAAACCTTTTGTCTTTGTACACAGCATGGCTGCTAGGACACATGTGATCTTTAATTGTTTCACCGTCTTCTATTAAAGACATCATATGTCTAGTTAATTCATTCCTTTCATACTTATCAAGGATACTCTTTATTACTATAGGTTTCACAGAGGATTACTTGCTAATTCATCGTAGGCTTTCCAGATGTCATCTACTTCTGTTTGTAGTACTTCTAGCTTGTCGCCTATCCCACTTGTTATTGTTGTTGCTTTATCTACCTGCGATCTTAAATCAAGTAAAACTTTCTGCTGCTCAAGTATCTGCTGCATATTAGTGGCTAGTTGTGCCAGCTTAGAGTTTAATCCTCTGACATCATTATCTATGATAGCTTGCTCTACTGTTTGTATTCTGCTTGTAAGATTTGTTCCAGACTCTTGTAATTCTTTTCGTATTGCTTGGCTGGCTGTCGTTAATTGATTTGCCGCAAATGTTTTATTTGCTGTTCTTTCTCGTTCTGTGTCATTGGTTAGCTTAGTTAAACTTTTTTGTAAATCTGAAATTTTATTTGCGTTTGCGCTGGTATTACCTAGTGCTTCACTAACACCACCCTCTACACCGTAGAACCTATTGAGAGTATCATAGCCCCAATAGACACCACCTGATACAGCAGATAGAACTGGCAAAGCCACAGCAACCATCCAGCCCTTGACATTAAAGCCTCCTATGCTGAACTCCATGCTCATTAGTTTTGCATGGTTCCATATGTTTCGACATATTCACCTGCTTCAAATAATTCGTCTGCAGACACCATGTCTTCTGTTAGGTAGCCCTGCCAACCAGAGCCGAAACCATCATTATCCCAGTTAATTACAAATTCATCTATGCTCTGTGTATAAGTGATAGCTGTATAGTTACCAACTACAAAGTTGTTGACACTGGCATAACTGTCGATACTGGCTGTTAGTTCTGCATTATTAGCAGCAGCCATAAATGCACCTGCTTGTTGTGCGTAGTTCTCTACTTGTGCTACGGCTTGGTTGTACGCATCAACTTCAGTTTGGTCTATCTGGTACTCTTCCTGACCCATCAAGCCCTGTAGTGCAGCTTGTTCTGGAGATGTATCTGCTGTAGCAGCAGCTTCCATAATACCAGTGGCAGTTAGTATTTCTGTAGAAGCGTCTGTTAGTAAGTCGATAGCCTCATCCAAGCTATTCATTGCACCTTGATACTCTTGTGTGAACAACTCTTGTGCGTTGGTAGCGGTAGCGTAGTCGTGGTTTATCACAAGATCGTGTGCTTCTAAGTAATTAGATAACTCAGTTTCTGTAATTAGTGCATCGTTAAATGCGTCATCTACTATAGTACCGCCCAACGCAGCATAACCTACAGCACCTACTGTCATTGTTGCTGAGTCCGTCACCCTGTTCTTAATAGCACCCAAGGAGTTGATTAGGTAGTCAATCTTCTCCTGACCTGTCATTGTCAGGTTTAGGTCCACCATCTCCACTTCGTATGTCGGTGGTTCGGGGTCCACTACCAGTATTGACTCTGCGTTTAGTTGACCTGAAACGATCACTAATGGACAACTTAGGACCAGTATCTTCGACAACTTCCTCATCTTTATATTCCTCTCCTACTCTTAATAGAGTATCCCAAAATTCTTTATCGTCTGCATAACCCACTACAAATACTTCAGGGTTTTCCCTGTACTTATCAACTGCCCTCTTACCCATCAACAGTTTACCAGTACGTGAATCATTTATGGGGCATGGAGTATTGGCTAACATCATACTCCTAAACACAGTAGGGTCTTGGCACATAACCGATATGCCTGACACCTGCAATCCTAACCCACCAACCTGTTGAGGTAACCCCAGCAATCTAGCATTCTTCCTGCGATTGCAATTTGGGTCTTGCTGCATTTCACCGTGGGAAAGCCCAATTATATTTAATTGAAGCCCTCTACTCTTCGGGATTAAGCAAGAGTCGTTACCTCCCCCACCCATCATTGTTGGAGAGATACTCGACATTACCGGGCTGCTACCCGGGGAAGAACCTGCTCCGTTATAGTTTATAGTTTCACTTTGATTGTTTGAATCAACAATCGAGTCTTGATAGTTATTAGAAAAATCACCAGTTAGATCATTACCCTGATCTTCATTAGTTGTGGTATTGTTAGTTATACCATCGTCAATCGGTGTTTGTTCTTGTGCATATGTCGGACTTGCTAATAGAAGTATCGCTACACATAAGTTCCGTAGCTGCTTCTGTATGCCCAATGATTGCGAGTGTTTTTGCATTTTGATTTCTCTGACATGCAGTATCTCCAACCCGACATGATGCAGTATAAGTAATAGTTTGACAACCTGTTATTATCATTATTACACATAGTTGTACGTATAGATTAACCTTTGTCAACACTTTTTTATCCTACGTTGTGTCTTTTTCTTTCAGGGTCTAATACTTCATGTTTTTGTAAATGTCCTTCTAGATACATGGCTCTTTCAACATGATCTAATGTATACCTAACTCCAGTGCGTTGGTAGATAGCTTCTCTTACATAAAACACGTCTGACTTAGGTATGTGTATTCTTCTTAGTCTTGCTCCGTTTTGATCTGCCAGCGCATCATAAAATTGTTCTATTACATTTTCTCCAGCAAATAAACTTACTTTGCTTTTCATCTTATACTGTCTTCTCTGCTTGCAAGTATGTTAAATATAGAAATGACACACCTTCCCGGAAGTTCACCTACACCTGTTAACTTTACAGGAGTTACTTCATGTCTTACATATCCGGGGAAAATTACTACTCTACCTCTTTGAAATTCTATTTTCTTTTTACCTTGTAAAATTAAATCACCACCAGTAAATCTTTTTGGTTCTTGATTTAGCCATACAAGCCATGTGAATATAGAACTGTCTGCGTGTTCTTTATATTCATCTGAATCTTCGTAGTACGATAATAAATATGTTGCACCTAAATTACTTCTAAAATAACTAAAAGCAACTTCATTCTCCATTAACCTTTCCCATAACTCACGCCTCATCATTTTGGTATTCGTTATCTGAACTATATCAGACGCAAAAGGTTCGTTTAAAATGTTATCTAAGAATACAGCATTGTTCTTTTTTATAGGACACTTTGTGTCTTTATCATTCCAAGCAGAGCCTGTTTTGTCAGGCGGTTGAAATAAAGGCTTGTATCTGATAAACTCGTTTTCCATTTTAACAAGTTCTTTTTCTGTAAATAGATTATCTATCACAGCATATGCACGACCATCAACTAAACCTGATGTTATCGTTACTTGTTCTTCTTTGCTTTGTGCCAATACTTTCTCCTATACGTATTTTCTATATGTGTTAACATTGTAGATATTAATTGTGTCCACTTATTTTCCGTAATTGGATTACACTCATGTGTTAGCTCTACCCTTTTAAAAGGTATACATTGTACCATAGGAGTACCAGCTTCTAGAATGGTTGGCTCCTTTGTAGGACCAAGCTTCCATTCAAAAGGAAAATTGACAGGGGCTTCAAACTTATCTGTATCAACTACACCTTCAAACAAACTAAAAGGTAGGTCATCTCTATTTACTGGTGTAGTAAATCTACAGGAGGTTCCGGGGCTTGTCTTTATTGCAAAAGGATTTACAAATTTCCACACACCTTTATCTGTGTATTTTCTCTTATACTTACCTACTTGCCAATCTCCATGTTTAGTTAAATTAAAACCGCCATGTTTATCGTGAAAGTTTTCTGTTTTAAAACACAAACCAACGCCTAAAGACCTTTTTTCTAAGTGTGATCCAAAGTGTCTTTCTAAATCTTCAACTTCTGCAGCAATCTTATCTGCACCTAAGTGTTCTCCACCTCTAACTCTACACTCAAACAACTCTTCATGAAATACCATTATGTCACAGGGAAAAGGAATAATGTAACCCTGACTTAGTGCGTCCAATATGGGTACACATTTCTTAGCTGTGCCATCTATGTTCAACCCTATCTGTGGCTGAACTTGGTTTTTAGGCAGGTTCTTGTACCACTCAGGTAAAAATTTAGAAGAAGGTTCTGGTAAAGGTGGTTCATACAATTCATGATATGAAAACTCTACGTGTATTTTATCTTTTCTGTAAAACATTTCTGTATTGCCTAAATAGTGTAGAAGAAAAGTGTGTTCTACTTTGTGTTGCTGTAGCTATCTCCGAAAATTTAACCATATCGTGATAGGCTTCTACCTTTACAGGCAAATCACTCTGAGGATACATCTGCAGCAGGGGAGCATTGAACGGTATCATGTACTCCTCGTTAGGAAATACGTGCTGAAAAAAGTTTAGCGTTGGGTTCATGCCAATAGAAGTAACGCCTGAAGGAATACACATGGGAGTTGTGTTGAATATAGACCGTGCCATTACAAATGGTACATCAGGGTGGCTACATTCACACAGCCAAGGCACTTCATGCTTTACAATTTTCATTCCTACAGGGTTAAACCCATTGTC